CGACCACAATCGAAAACATCTTGTTATTGAGTTGGGTGACGTTATGTGGTATGTGATGCAGGCATGTATGGCACTTAATATTACACTCGATGATGTGATTGCTGGTAATGTAGAGAAGTTAAAGAAAAGATATCCAGGCGGAGAGTTTGATGTTTACAAATCAGAAAATCGATCAATAGATGATCTCTAAATAGATAAGATAATATTTTGTAGATTAGGATGGCAAAAAGAAATGAAGGCGATATTATGGAGGGTATATTTTCCATAGGTCTTGCTGACTTATTTGCTAATGGTAATGTAAGTAGAGGTAGAGTTAATACTGTTCGTGCAAAGATAGATACTAATTTATTTGCGAGAGGTGCTTTTACCTATGAATATTCTTCAAAGGAAGTTCCACCAGACCCAGACATAGTTAAAATTAATCTACAAGTAAGATTAAAACAGGGTTCTACTTGGGAGGCATATGGGCCTGAGTGGAAGATGATGTATGATAAAGTAGGTGATATTGGTAACTTAGATAATAAGATAACACAAATCATCAACACTCTGAACACAAACTATAGAGAAAAGATTATAAAATCAAAAAATGTATGGTTGACAAATAATAAATCTGATAATGTTGTAGTTGATATTATTGCTGATGGTATAGAGGGTGAACAAAGCGGCGGTGAAGTTAAAGGTGACATTATGGTTAAAATTAATATGAATGGAGAAAATATCATTGATGAAGAAATGATTTTTTCTTTAAAGTCTGGTAGTACAACAGTTGCAAATTTAAGTCCATATACAGGATTGTTAGATGTAATAAGTAGTCTTGGTGTTAACTTGGGATTGAGAGAAACAAAATATCGTAGACTTCTTGGTGAATTACTTTCTTCAGCTAGAACACCAGCTGAAAAGAGAGCTAAAATAAAATTAGTGCAGATGTTTTATGCAGATACAATGACAGGTATTGATGCAGCCGCAAGAAGAAATCCATCTAAATTTAAAAAGGCAGTCTTCAACATGTTCAGAAGGGCAGCCTTTGGAACTGATTTAGCTGATGTGATTGATGTTGATAAAACTAAAATTAAAGAGATGACTCTTGACCGTATTAACGAATTAGAATCAACAACAGGTAATATAAGAGTTGCACAAGACGCTGCAGCCTTACAAGGTAGAAAATTTTACATGACAGGTGCTAACGCACCAAAAGGTGAGTTGATGTCTTTTAGATTTAAAAAAAGAATTGTTGGAACTGGTGATGATATAAAAATAAAAGAACTAAAGTTTTATATCATGTCAGGAACTGGTGCATATCTCCCAAAACAAAAGTAGATAATCTGCAAAGAGTGTGTTATAATAAAAATAAATAAACTTAGTCACTTGTATCACATGATTAATTTGCGTGAAGACATTTTAAAGAATCAAATTACATACTATAATGGTCTGATTGCTAAACACCAACAAAACGTTGATATTTATCTCAATCAACCTGTAGGTATTGGTGAACATTCAGATGTCATGTCAGCTATAGAAACAGAGATTACTGCTATTGCACAAGCACATGAAAAGATAGAAGTCATAAATCATTACTTTCTCAATAGATAGTGAAGAATACTCACCTCGAACATTTAGAAGATAATATCTTGAACGGCGGATCTCAAGGTGGTAAGGAAGCAGTCGCTTTTCTTCGTTCACTTGGAAAAATGTTAGACCAAGGTGGTGCTGATGCTCGTGTCACAGTGAAGTGGGATGGAGCTCCTGCTGTGATTTGTGGTGTGAATCCAGACAACGGAAGATTTTTTGTTGGAACAAAGTCTGTTTTTAATAAAGTAAGTCCAAAGATATCATATTCTGAGGATGACGTAGATAGAATATATCCGCCTGGACAACTTGCGGAAAAATTAAAATCTGCATATAGATATCTCTCTACACTCTCAATACCAAACGTAGTGCAGGGAGACTTGTTATTTACTGATGATAAGTATGAGGCTGTGATAGGTGGTGATAATTGTATTGCATTTCAACCAAATACAATTGTATATGCAGTTCCAAAAGATAGTGATATTGGACAAAAGATAGATGAAGCAAAATTTGGAATTGTATTTCATACTCAATATAGTGGAAGAAGTTTAGATACAATGACTGCAAGTTTTGGTGGTATCAATATTCAAGGGAACAAAGATGTATTCGTAACATCATCTGATTTCAAGAATGCATCAGGTGAAGCGAACATGACTCAAGCAGAGAAGACAATTTATGCAAATCTTGTCAACAAAACTGAGGGTTCTTTAAAACAAGCATCTCGTTTTCTTGACATGATGCAAACTAACAACATGAATAAGTTTACTTTAAACATCATGTTTAAAACTTTTTTTAATCGATATGTTCGTGAGGGTAAAACTTTAATCGGTGCTCGTAATACTGCAAGAGATTTTGCACAGTATTTTTCAAATGCGTTAGATAAAGAGATTGCAACTAAGAAGATGAAGTCAACAAAAGATAAATACTTAGAGCTTAAGAATAAAGGTCTGAAATTTATTTCTGATAATCAACAGTCAATATACATGACTGTCGCATCTTATATGAATTTACAGGCTGCGAAAAATTTTATGATTCGTAAGTTACAAAAGGTAAATACATTTGGTACTTTTTTAAAAACGCCAGATGGTTATCGTGTGACAGCGCCCGAAGGCTTTGTTGCAATTCGCTCAGGTCAAGCTCTTAAACTTGTAGACCGTTTAGAGTTTAGTCGTGCAAACTTTACCGCAGATAAAAATTGGGATAAAGGTAATCCCATGCCCGCACCGAAAATATGAAAAGTTTTACATCATTCATAACTGAGGCATTATCTTCTCAGACTGTCGCAAATCCAAATCCAAAGGATAACAACGACGCTGATATGACGGTGGCGTTTGGTCGTTTTAATCCACCTACAACTGGTCATGAAAGACTTATGAATAAAGTCAAACAGGTGGCTGGGAAAGGTAATTATGAAATCTATCCATCACGTTCAAATGACCCTGCAAAGAATCCCTTAGACCCTGATACAAAGATTGGATATATGCAACAGATGTTTCCACAACATGCGAAACATATCATGAATAATCCAAAGACAAAAACAATCTTCGATGCATTGAAAGGTGCAAATGAAAGAGGTGCGAAATCTGTTAATATTGTGGTTGGACAGGATAGGCAAAAAGAATTTGAGAATCTAGCAAACAAATATAATAATAAACTCTACAAGTTTGACCGTATCAATGTAATATCTGCTGGAGACCGTGACCCAGATGGTGAGGGTGTGAGTGCAATGTCAGCATCTAAGTTAAGAAAGGCTGCTGCAGACGATGATTTTGATACATTCAGAACTGGTATTCCACAAAGTTTGAAGGATGATAAAGCAAGAGAGTTATATGCTGCGATACAAAAGGGAATGAGATTACCAAATAAGAAACAACAGAATGAGACATGGAGAATCGCTCCTAAGTTTGATTGGAAGAATCTTCGTGAAAATTATATGAGTGGTAACATATTCCGTGTTGGTGATATTGTAGAGAATGATAATACTGGTTTGATTGGTGAGATTATTCGTACAGGTGCAAATTATATTATTGCAGTGACCGAGGAGAACATAATGTTCAAATCTTGGATAAAAGATATCTCGGAAAAATTTACAGAGATATCTGGTGTGCCTTCAAATCAGAGAGAAGTTGGAACTGATGCTCTAAGACAATACACTCAAAGACTTTCTCACAATCCAATCATCCTTAATTTTATAAATAAATCTAGAAAGAAACGTGCGAAAAGGTAATGCTTAGTACAAAATTGCAAAAAGACTTGATGGATGCTTATCTAGCGGTTCATGAAGAAAAGAGAGGACATGCAGCTGGTGCTTCTGATACTGAGAAACAGGCATCACAATTAGCGTCTGATGT